GTAATCTTCTCGTCAGCCTCAAAGGTTCCACTCGTTGATGCAAACTTAACGACAAAAGTTTGTCTTGCGGTGCTTGCACTTGCAACAGTTGATGTTCCGTAAGTTGTTGGGTCAATCACGATTCCTATTTGCCTAAAATCATTTGCAACGGTCAGGTCATCGTTTTCATCTTGGGTTAGTGTGGTTGCTGTCATGACATAGTGTCCACCTAACTCTACGATTGCACTGTTACCATGTCCACCTTTGGGACTAATGATTGGTGTTACTGCACCACCAGAACCAGAACCGATACTAGTAGAACTTGATAATCCAGAATCAGAGAACACATTGTCAAGTTTTACTGACCCAAAAGTATAAAGAGCTCCACCGTCATGAATCGTTGTGTCTGTCCCTGCTGTCAAACCAAAAGATTGCAACGCACCACCACTTACGGTGATTCTTACAATCGCACCAGATGATGTGCCTGCGTTTGTTCCATCACCTTGAATCGGTGAGTAGTAGGTTCCGTCTGTATAACCAGAACCAGCAGTTACGTCAAGGGATTCTATTTTTCCATCTGTTGCAGCTGCGGCCACAGTTGAGTCATCAGATACAGGCATAAAATCTGTTGTAAGATATTTTGCCGATTCTGAGGAAGTGATTGAATACATATATTTTAAAATGTAACCACCCAATGCAAAGGGTGATGTTGATTCAGAGGTGGGTTCTGCACCAGAGTATGCGGTTCCACCGTTGTTGTCTAATACTTTGTACACTCTGTTATCAGAAGTTCTGAAGTAAAATGTCGAGTCATAGATGTTTGATGCACCAGATGTTGTGGTATTTGATGCACTGATATCGTGTCTGTACATATCAAAAGTCGTTGAGTTTGACCAGTTTCTTCTGGGAAGTGCGTATGTAACATCTGTTGATGCAATCTTCTTTGCAGCTAACATGGAGTCCCACGCATAAAATTCTGTTTCTCCAACCGCATCTGCTGGAGTAGGAGGAGCACTATCACTCCCACCAGTTGTCGCAGTTGTGTATGCGGTTGCTTTACCGATAAACAAATAGTAAGTAGTGCTAGATGCTTCGGTAAAAGACTCAAAAAACTGGTTTGAGTTGTGTTGTCTAAATTTTTCTGTGATGATTGCCGACATTTTTGTACCTTCTTTTATTTATACAAGTTATGCAGTAATTCCTGTTGCACCTTCACAATCTATGTTATCGCCTGCATTTGTTGATGAGCCATCTGTTCCATTAAGAACCAGAAACCCATGAGTTGTATCCGTTGCGTCCTCTAACGCAATATCACCAGTAGATCGAACTCTGATCTCTGATGCATGAACCACTGGTTGATATCCAGTTGGGTTTGTTGAACTATTTAGTGTCCAGTTACCGAAAGGTATCTGTCCTTCACTCGTAAATATTTTAGTTGTCTCCAGTTGAATCGCAGCTGTTAATCTTTCATCCACAATGTTTGATGTAAATCTTTCACTATCATAAACAACCCTATCTCCATCCTCCGTTAACAGATTATCACTAACTAAAGGATCATCATCTTTTAATGAGTCCTCTAAAATTACTCGACCATCTCTGATAGTATCAGATTGGAAAAATTCTTCTAACTCTAATTTGATGCCTGCGTCTGTAGAGATTGAATCAATACCATCTAATATAATAACATCCTCATTGTATGAGTCTTGTTCTAATCTGATACCAAAAGTATTTCTGGGGGTGAAAAAATCTTCTAATAGTATTGTCTCATTGACGGTGTTTTCTGATATGAGATTCTCTCTAACAGAGAAAGTGGAGAAGTCCTCAACGATAAGTGAGCCAGATTCGTCTAAAGTTATCCTATCATTTTTTGTTGTTTCTTGTGCAACATAACTTCCAGCATTACTTGACGAACTATCTGTTCCATCAAGGAGAAGTTGACCAAAGTTTTCCATAAGAATACCAGTGTTCTCAACTGCGTTTGCATTATCTTGGTCAACAGCATTTTCGTCTGAGATGATATTGTCTATTTGTAGAATATCTTCAAATCTAAAAGTGCCTATCTCTGATAGAGGTATGGTTTCTGTGTACTCTCTATCATCTTCTAAGATTACCCTTTCATTCTCATGCACTTTAAATCCAAGTGGAAACGCAAACTGATCCATCTCTGCGATCATCTTACTAGCTGATCCATCAAAGGGTTCAAGTAAAACACTTTCACCAGATTCTAATATTATAAAAGTGGTCTCTTGTGCGAGTGGTATTTCTCCATCAAGAACAAGATGTGATGTATTGTTTGCGGTTGCGGTTTCTAGTTGCACCGAGTCTGAACTACCGAATGGATTGTTTGCAAGATACAATAATAAGTTTCTTGATACTCTTGGATTTGGTAGTGTAGATACTTTTGTTGTAATCTCTCTTGCAAGAAAACGATCTGCATCTGCACTTGGAGCGTGTGACGATTCTGCCATGACTCGTCCACCACCCTCAGTGGCTGCGTTGGTAGTTTCTGCATTTACGGAACCAGATTCATAAAGTATCGCACCCTCTGTTTCTAATATTATCTGATCATCCCTCTGTCCAATACCAGAAGTTGTGGGTGTGGTCTGTAATCTACTTTGTAAAACCTGATCGAATAATGTTTCAAGAACAGATGCAAGTATTGGTGAGAATCTTGTTTCTGTAGTAGAGTCAGATACACCAGCAGCTGCGTTTACAACTCCAGCAGATACCGATGATGCGATTGATACCTTACCAAAAGGTATGAACCCTGTTGGGTGTACCGCTTTCTTCAACTCGTTCAAATATGTTGTAAGTGATTCACCAACCTGTATCTCATACGAATAGTCTTGGTAATAATAAGAGTCCTGTATACGGTTTAGATCCTCACCCAATAAACTTTCGATACCAACAAAAGAACCAGCGAGTTCTGTTGAAGTTGCAACACTACTTGTAAGAGTTGCTTTATCAGACTTAACGATTGTTGCAGATGCACCACCAGAGTCAGTGATGACAACATCATTATTACTAAAGTCTATGGGTGTCTCTAAGATTATATTATCACCAGCAAAGGTTGATGAGCTGTCCACTCCATCCAGAACTATTTCTTCAAAACCCTCGTTCTCTATTCCTAACAGTTTAGAATTGGCATCACTAGAGTTTGCATCGGTTCCGTCTAATACAATTACTGGTAATTCTAATTTAGAAGTTTCGGATATAAGCTTATCACCCTCTAGTCCATTAGTAGTTCCGTCTAAAAGAATAAAACCACCTGCTTTATCATCTAACTTCTCAATTATTTCAATGTCCTCAGATATTAATCTTGAGTTTTCGTGTTGTACATCAATGAACGCACCTTCAAGTAAAAAGACATCCTCACTGGATGGAACAGTGAATATTGTTACAATACCCTGCTCTAACGCAATATGGTCTTGAAATTCTGATCCTTGTTCGAGAACAATATTATCAAAAATTTGAGTCCCATCTTCATCTGTTGCGTCTAATTGTAACCTCGCTCCTCTTCTGATATCTGGTACTTCCAATGTAAGAACACTAACACCACCACTTGTTACATCTTGTGAACCATCCTCTAATAAAATACCTTGTGGTTTAGATCCAATACTCTCACCATTTAATAAAATACTACCCCCAACATCATTTAAAAATGGTTCGATGTTTCTAACTGAAACAACATTACCCATTCTTGGCCCATGATTCACACAGTAATAGTATAAGTTTGGAGTGTCATTTTCGGGTGTTTCCAAATCTCTTTTAACTTCTATTTGAATAAATGCACCGTTACCATCCTCAGCGATTCCATCACCATCATCATCATAATATCCACCCCCTATTATAAATCTTTTTGCAGAGGTGGTTACACCAGTGGTGTATTTTGTAAATACAATAATATGATCACCAACAGATGGCGCAGTTGCAAAAGTAATAATATTTCCATTAGTGGTATAATTCGTTGTGTATCCATCTGCGTGTGCTCTAACATTATTTTCAAAAGAAGTATTACTAATAGTGACAAACGCAATAGGAGCAACTTCAACAGTGGAACCAAGAGTGAACGATGTTGTTGTTCCATCACCATTAAAACGGTCAGCAAGAGTTGCAAAAGCTAATTGATGATTTTCCCCAACCTCTGCACCAAAGAGAGATGGGTCACTCAAATCAAAATAATATTTTCCAGTTCTAAAAAATGATAACTCTGTACCAGTAAAATCATCTTTGTTGTATAACCCATCTATAGCAAATATATTTAAACCCAATCTAGCATCAGTTGTTGACTCTGCGATAGTGTTTAAAGTATTGGTTACTTTTGTTACTTTCAGACGTTGAACAGGAGGATTGCCAGTTACTTGACCAGTTGCATCAAAAATCATGAAATTCTCATCACCTGTAACGTCTGCATCCTCTAATAAAAATCCAGATGTGATACCAACATTAAAGGTTGCTTCTTCTAATAGAATACCGACACCAACATCTGTGCCACTTTGTTCAGCATCAATACGAACCACATCTTCAAATTCTGCATCTAGTATTTGTGTCGAAGAATTAAAACCTTTAACTGTCCCCTCATGGGTTGTCAACGTATTACCAGACGCAAAAGTTCCAGTTACATCTTTAACAACAAAATGTGATCTTGGTGTTAATTCTGGTGCGACAGAATAATTTAAACCTGGCTCAGTGATCTTAACTGAACCTATTGCACCTATGTCATCTGTTGTTGCTATTAGTTTTGCACTAGAACCATTTACGGTGTTTATTGTGATCGTTGGTAGATCGATAAAACCTCCACCCTGAGAAGAAACAATTACTCTTTGTATCGAACCTTTCTCTGAGCCACTGAAAGTATCCTCCTCTAAAATAAACCCATCAGTGTTTGTTGATGCTATATCTCTTGATAAACTGGTGTTATTTGTTATGACTCTACTACCAGCATTTGTTTTACTAGAGTCTGTCCCATCCAATAATACAAAGTCAACCGAATTACCAGTTACTTTAATTCGTGCTCCGTCTGCTGGAGTATAATCTACTGGTGAGTTTGAAAATAATAACTCTTGTTGTTCTGCTAAAATGACTGAACCTGTTTGTGGTGCATCATCAACCTCTAACAAAATATTGTCGCCCGCATCGGTTGAAGAACCATCTGTTCCGTTTAAAACAATAAAGGATGGATCTACTATTGTAAAAACTGTGTCTCCATTTTTTGCGGTCGGTAAAGTCAGAACATTATCAACAAAAACTCTTATTGTGTCTGTTAAAGATGAAAGATTGGATAGTTTAAATGATCTGGTAGAACCATCTCCGATAAAAAAATCTTCATCTCTTGTTTCTAGTATTATGTCAAAGGGCTCTTCGGATGTAAAAGTAGATGCGGTTTCTAATATGATATTATCTGTGGTTACGTCAGAGTCATCGAGTGTTCCTGATTCTTGTCGTAAACCACCACCAACGACGCTAACAAACCCACTTGGTAATTCTACATCCGTATCTGCTGATGAACTGGTAAATGTTAGTGTGTCACCAATATCATAATTAGTACCGACATCATCTACAACCACCCCTGACACACCACCACGTTTAATGGTCTCTACCCTAGCTTCTGCAAACTGGTTTCCAGTGAGTTCTACAACAATGGGTTCATCTTCGTCATAAAGCACGCCATCATTTGTTACTGTCGCACTCGCAAGAATAGACGCAACCGTAAATTGAACGTCAACATCTCTGGTTGTGGATGTTCCTTTGACTATCTCTCCAGAGGTAAACGTACCATCAATATCAACCAAATCAAATTCTATTGTTGATGTTGATCCCTGTAAAAATGTAGTAGAGGAATCAACAATCGCAGTTGCACCAGATGATTGGCCTGTTATGGTTCTACCAACGACCTCTTGTCCGTCAACATTGATTGCGGTTACTCGTAAAACTGTGCGAGGTCTCCAGTTACCATCAGACGGTCTCATCACAAATTCTGTTGGATAGACAATCTCTGCCTCTTCTCCTAATAGTAATCGCATGAAAAGTTTATGACCCTCAGAACTTCCTTTAGCTGCATACAGGTCTTTAATATTTTTTAGAAGATTTCTTTTTGATGTATTGGTTGCGAGAGTAGACGGTATTGATGTCATGAAAGATTCACGCATCTGATCCAAGAAATCAAATATCGTGTGGTCTACGTCTGCGTACTCTAGTAATTGTTGAATGTTCTGAACTGGATTCGCACGATATCTTTTTACTATTGCTTTTGCACCAGAGGTTCCACCAGTGATCTGTTCATCGTTTTCAAATTTTTGTTGTGAACTAATGTATAGAACTGAGTTACGAGAATCCTCAACCAAAATTGTTGCGGTTGCTTTTGATGTCTGTCCTGTAACTATCTCTCCGTTTACAAACTTACTGATAGACGCACTGTCCGTACCAAGTCCAGATTCGGTAATGACTCTCTCACCATCCTCTAATAAAACATACGCTGTGGTATTGGTCTCTTGTCGGATGTAATTTACTATACTGTCATATCCAGAAAGTTCTTGTAGTTCTAATCTACCAGCTTCAAGAAACTGAAAATAATCTTTTAAAAAGTCTACGAAAACAGGGTGGTCTGCCTGAACAAACTCAGGCACCTGTCCCTCTATCAGAGGTGATAGTTTATTTAAAAGTTTTGACCGACTTTCTTCGTGAGACATTTATCAATACGCTGACGATGAGGGTGTTGACGATGCGGTAGAAACCGTTGTGGTTGTTGTAGTAACTCCAGCAGATGTTGTTGTGGTCGTTGTAAATCCAGCACCTGTCGTTGCAGCTGTATCTACTCTACCATCAATCACAGTATTAACCTGATCTATTTCTAAAGTCTGATTACGCACTGGAACTATATCATTTGAATCTGGTAACGCAGTCACACGAATCCTCGTTGAAGTTGCACCGTCCACATCAGAAACCGCAGAAATATGAATCGCACCGACTGTTATGATTCCATTTTCATAATCAATCTTTCCAGCTTGTTGATTATAAAATAATTTCTCTCCACCCGATAAATAAAATACTCTCAGGTTTCCATTCCCATCGTCATCAAAAAAATATTCTTCATTTTGTCCACTGATGCTAAAACCAGTTGAAGAAATGATGATTGAGTGTCCGTCATGTGGGTGAAAAAATTTATTTGAAAAATCTAAAGTATAGGTCGTTGGTGCTGTGGTCACTGGAGTAAAAAGTTGTGCCATCGTTACTGTGGTTATGTTACTTAATATTGAATCATCTGCATCATCAATCAAACCAGTTAATTTTGAGTAACGAAAAACTCCACTGAATGTTTTCAAATCAGTGTCATTAAAATTTGATATAGTATCCCTAACCAAACCCTCTAAAGTTTCTTCGGACTTGGTTGTTGCATTTGTGTCGTATTGAAACACAACATTTAAAATTAAAGATGTTGTGATTGGGTCTATAATTACTGGAGTTATTGATGCGACCTTGTATGGTCTCAAATCTTTTTCTAGTTGTAACTTTTCTCCTCTCGTTAAGTTTTGTCCTGTGGTTGATTTGACTGATATGAAAACTTTTCCGTATTGCGGTATGGAACTTGTGAGTCCAGTTCCCTCATCAAAACTTCCCTCCTCACCACCAAAGACTGCGACAGCTTGCGTGTTTGGAAATAACTTACGAACAAAAACTTTGTAGTCATCTGTAGTGACTGCTCTACTTTGAGCTGCATAGTCAAGTGGTGCGTTTAGTTTTATGGATTTAATTGACTCTGCTTCCGCACCGCCTCTTGCAGGCACGTTAACGATTAAGTTAATATTTGTTACTCCATCAATCGCTGAGGTTGCAGTAAAACTGTTTGCACCGTTAGCTGCACTCTTATTAGTGACAACATATTCAAGAATGACTATGTTACCATCAGATAAAGATCTACTTACAACACCATCACCAAAATAAACCTCAAACTTACCAGACTCAACTTCCTGTAAATAATAAACATTACTGGTGGTGTTTAGTTGTGTTATGTCTACTGCTTTGGTGAAAGTTGTTACGGTGGAATCTGATGATGAGTTTTGAACTCGCACTCTGAGTGTAGTCGTGTCTGCACTTGAATCAACCAGTAAATATCTTTGGTCAACGTCAGATGAATCAACCAAATATTTTGTTGTAACATAAGTTCCCTCATAGATTGGTATTTGAGAAAACTCAACAGAGTTACCTAAGTTCACCGCAGTAACATCTTGAGTTGTTACGAACTGATAGTCTACATCATCTACCTTTGTTGTAAACGCAGTTCCAGCAGGCATCGTCTTACTTGAATCATTTGTAATCAGACTGATTGTTACGGTTGCAGCTGCAGCTCTGGGTGAACTAACTTCGTATCCCAACATCTTTGCGTGTGATACCGCACTAGATCGTAATGATGAACTGTCAAGGAACATTTCATTTGCAAGCATATTCGCATTGAATCCAAGATAGTGCGTGTTGTATGCGAGTATGTCTAGTAACACACTCATACCAGAACCCTCAAAGTCATAATCTCTAAATTGTGATTGTGCTTTGAGAAAGGTTTTAAGGTTATCTTTTATATCATCAAAGTCTAATTCTGTGACTCTGAGTCTTGAGGGGTTTGTTGCCATTATCGTAATCTCTCCAACATAACTGTTAAATCAACCAGTTCTGTAGGAGCATTAACAACATAAAATTCTACGGTTACATCATATGCATTACGATCTAAATCAGGATTCGCACGAACAGCTACGAGTCGTGCTCTTGGTTCAAAGTTATTGATTACATCCTCTACCTTCTTCGCAATCTGTTGTGCGGTAAAGGGTGACATCAATTCAAATAGTAATCCCCTTATACCACCAGCTATCTCTGGGTGAAAAGGTTTTTCATAGGGGTCAAGCAATACTAAATTACGAACTGATCTTTTTACTGCTTGAATATCTTCTATGACATTGATATCACTATCAGACGATTTTTTTCCAAAGAAAAGATCTAAATCTCTATTCTTCCTTGCGTTTCTATCTGATGTATTCTGTAGTTGTGCGTCATAGACAGCCATTTATACAAAGCTCCCACTTTTATTATTCTTTTATTTATAAGACATGGTTAAATTAAGTCTCAAATGTGTTCGTATCTTTCTTTATGTAACCAGTGGGTTCAAGGGAAACTTCTTTTATACTATCAATTAATGATTCAATAAGTGACTTTTGTTTCTCTTCTGTTTCTTTCTTGACCTCTTCTGTTTTCTCTTGGTCAACCTTCTTACTCACTTCTCCCTCTTTTCCATCTCCGTCAGCCTGTTTTACATTGTTGGGTAATAACTTTGCATCACCTCCAGCTTCGGGTACGGTTATATTAGGAATCTTTGATGCGATACTTTCCCCCTTATCAACTGCGTCTTTTGCTTCAGATGATAGTTCGTCTAAATCAAAACCAAGTTTTTTTATTCCATCTCCAAACTTTGATTCAATGGATGCAAGTGCTCTAGCTGCAGATTCACCACTTAGTTTTGCAAATGATTCTAATTCTGCTTGTAAACTTAAATCTGGTAGATCAGGTAACTCAGGAATTATCTTTTTAAAGTCACTTCCAAAACTTGATAGATCTGATTGTAAGGTAGAAACAAGAGAGGACGCATCAACCTCCATGTTAGATTTTAAAGAAGTTTTTAATGAGGTAAATTTATTTCTAATGGTATTAAATTTTTCATTTGAGCCAGGCAAGTTTGCGGTTGTAAAATCAGCCATATCAATCTCCCACGTTTACACTTGATGAACCATTAGACGTATGACCACAGGTTGCAGAATCTCCAGCATTGACTACTGCGATCCCACCAATAAAAACACTATTAGAACCAGCAATCATCGTGGCGGCATTGTGTGGTGAATCGCCATGAGATGCAACAGAGTCACCATGCACAATCACATTTATACCATTTGCTTTTACTGTGGACTGTGATGAACTAATTGCACCACCTGCTGTGTCACCGTTTCTTGTAACGCCAGGCATTATTGTTTTCCTTTCTTTGGTGTATGGTTAAATACATATTTAGTTCGTGCGACCTGTCTTACAGTATCCTCCATTCCATTTTCAAAATAAACCTCTTCATCGTAATCATCAACCACACCAACAACTGCACCCTTAACACATTTTGCCATTGATTCTGCACTCAATAAACTTTCAGCAGGAAGATATGCCTTGTATAGATTATCCCAATCAGCTGGTACGTTAGTAATGTCGTGAAAAACTATTATGTATTTTGTTCTGTTCATTTTAGTTTAAATTAATTGTGCCTGCGTCCACATCAACTTCTACAGTTGCGTTTAAGTCTAGGGTTCCTGTTATGTCTGTGGTTTGTCCAGCACTAAATGTTTCTGTTACCGCACCGATTGATGTAATGTTCAAACCGTCTGCTTCTGTTTTGATGGTCATCGCTTTTGCAGATCGCATATCAAGTTTATCTCCAGCCTTGAGTGACACGATTCCAGATGCGGTACTGATTTGAAAGTCTGTTTTTGCAAATGCAAACAAGTCACCCTCTTGTGAAGCGATGGTAACATCTTTGGTTGCTACCATGTCATAGATACCACCGATGCTTCTTGTTTCATTTCCGTTGATAAGTAAGTCAACATCCTCTCCAATACGACCCTTGATTGCACGATTGATATTGAACGCATGATTACCGACAATCTCTTCTGCTTTGTTTTTACCAATCTTGATCTCAGATTCACCATGAATGTTTTGCGTGAAGTTACCTTCAACCTCTAATACATAATCACCCTTAATTAGTTCACGCACATCACCAGACATCGTAAGACTGACATTACCATTGATAAAAACCTCTGAAGTGCCTGCAATGATTTCATAGTTATTTCCTATGACCTTGACTACCTTACTTCCGTCTGGGTGTATCTCTGTAAACGAACCACTCTTATGCTGTTGCATTAGACGCTCACCGCCAGGCGTATCATCTATCTCATGTATGTGTCCACCCTCACTCTCATGAACATGATTGTAAGGATATGTTGCAGATGTGTATGGGTTTGCATCGGACGCAATACTTTTGGGATCGGGTTCGTTCCAAGTGGTGCGTTCCTCTGGTGTACTACTATCTGATACGGTGGGTATGTGTGGTTTGGTTGCGATGGGAACATCGTTCTGTTTGATTTCCCTTCGTGTAATCAAAGCTGCGTGTGTCTCGGAATCCTGACCTCTTGCTAATCGACTGACATCACTTTCTTTGATACCATGATTTGAATATACACGATCCTCACTTGGATAGGTGCTTGTCGGATCATTGAAACCTAAACTTGGATCTGGTGGATTGTCTGGATAGCCAGGCAAAGAACCCATGATAATTGGTTGCTGTTTTTCTCTCGCATCACGAAAGAATCCAACCACCCAAGATCCCTCAACCAGAAATGATGGTGAGTTACCAAGACCTTGCATCGATGGATCGGTTACAGGATGCATAACGTGTGCCCACGGCAAATCTGTGGTGGGTATAAGATTTTTATCTGCGGTGTGGTATCCTAGACAACGAACTTGAACCCTACCAAGTTGTGCTGGATCATTTCGACTTTCTACGACACCAACAAACCAGATGAAACCATCCAGTCCCATGAAATATTGTTCTGCCATGTGGGCTCCTTATAATATAGTATTTATAAGGAAGAGAGGAATATTATTTTATTGTCACGTTTCCAGCAATCATGATACGTTCCTCGTTGGATTTTGATTCTGGAACGCCATGTCTCATCCAACTTGGAAAGAAAAGTAAATCGTCAACCTGTGGATAGATATCAAAAGTTTTACCTGTTAGATTGTTTATGTGATCTAGGTTTACCTTATCACCTTTACTTTCTCGATAAACATTGATAAACTGAAAGGGTGGTGCATCATCAGGAACCTTTAAATAATAGCACCAACTCCATAGACTACCCCAATGATTATGCGGTATTGTTTTCTCACCCTTGCGATAAACCGCACCCCAACATTCGGTGGTGACATAAGGAATTTCTTTTTGCGTTTCTCTATTCTTAGCTCCACCAGTTACCCTTTTTAGTTCAGCCTCTACACAAATCGAAAGTTGCTTAAACTCCTGATATTTCTGATGCATGAACCAATCGGTCATGTCTGCTTTGACGTTACTTGCGTGTTTCTGATCATCACCACGACTTCGTATGATCTCTTTGAGAGATGATATCATCGGTGTTTCCAAGTTTAACTTG